CCGCTGCATATCCATGGTGTTAATAAGATCTCGCATCCGTCGAAGTCAACTGCAGTTGGTTCGTTAGCGTAGATGTATACGTTCGGGTAGCTATTGTTGGAGTACAATTCACTAAGAGAGTTTATCTCATTGGTGTTCTTGAAGTAGGTGTCGTGATTGCCAATCAAGAAATGAGCTTGAATGTTACGCTTGGCCAGTGGCTTGATAAGGGCCTCGCGCAACAATCTAGCTGAGGTGTAGTTAATGTACTTGCGTCTATCTACAATGTCACCCAGATGAACAACGGTCTTTATATCGTGCTCGTCTAGGTAAGGGAAAAAGATCTGGTTGTAGAATTGATAGAAGTGTTTGGCAAATGCCTGACTATCGTTACGAGCACCAAAATGAGTATCGGTTATTAAAGCAATGCGCATTATAGTTGTTCCTCAATAAATTCAATCACTAGCTTACATGTAATCTAGCCTTCTGCGGTTTTGGCTTTCTTGTTCTTACTCTTGCGACTTTCTTCAAACGACTTAATAAAGTTGTCGATGTAATCTTGACTATCGGCATCATTCTTGATAGTATCATTAAAGTCCCGATCAGAGTCGTGGTCCTGACGGTCACTGGTTGCTTCATCGATGTTAAGTCGCTCGGACATCTTAAACTTAATATACAACTGCTTCTTCTCCTTGTCGATGCGACGAAGGAATGCAAAGTATATTATTTGAGTAAAGTATGCAAAAGGATTGGTTGACTTCTCTGGATTAAAGTTATCGATATACTGCATGCAATTCTCAATACCATCACAAATCATTTCATCACGAAAAGAGTAATTGATAAAGTTTGGCTTGTGAGACAATCGAGTAGCAATCTTCATAAAGCACTCACCGATGTAAGGTGGTACTTGAGGTTTGGGTTTGTCCTCATCCTTTGCTGCAGCTACCTTCTCCCTGTACTCTATCATTGCCTGTAAGAAGTCAGGGTTGTTAATGTAGTTGGTGCTTCCTTTCCTAGCCATAGTTATGTCTCTAGTTTAATTTTGTACATCTTGTAATCAAACTGCTCTTCGTTGTAAATCTTTACACGCTCATACAGATGACGTAAGGTGTGGTTAATACTTTTCTTGTACTGTAGATCATCTGCGATGTCATACAACGTACACTTGGTTTTACTATCGCTCTTTCTCAGCCCGCGGCCGATAGACTGTAGATTGCGAATCCTAGACTTGCTAGGGCTAGCAAATATGATATTGTGAAGATTGCGTATATTAATCCCGGTACTGAAGGTACCGTATGATGCGATGATGATGGCATTTGATTCCTTCTCTGTGATGGCACGTATACTCTCTCTGGTATCGGCATCGGTTCCTCCAAATACAAAAAATACTCGACGACCTTTAGCGACTTTACTGTTCACTAAATCATAGAGTATTTTACCATGTTTCTCTACAAAGCTAAACAGGACAAGCGTATTTCCTTCCATGGATAATGTAAGATTGGAGATAAAATTGTTTCGTTTATTATTCTGAGTAATGAAGTCCATCTCATCATGGTACTTGGCTTCTTTCTGGGCTTTGCGAGTCAGCTCACTGTACTTGAGCACCAGTATCTTTATTTCTAGATCGGACAATGTGTTGCCGTCTATTAGCTGCTTAGTCTTTACAAATGACTTGACTGTACCAAAAAGGCCTTCTAGTACTAACTTATGTGTCTCAGTACCATCCAGTGTTCCAGTGAAGCCGAACCGGTATTTGCAGTCACTCAGTCTCGTCATGATAGTAGTAAGCGACTTTGCTTTGAACAAGTGTGCTTCGTCCCCTATCACTACATTGAACTGATCAAACCATTTCTTTGGCATCTTGTATATCGACTGCCATGTAGTGATGGTTATGTTCTCATCAATAAACTCTTTATCAACTCCAGCGCTGATCAGCTTGCATTCATCCTTGTATCCGTAGTCCTTAAAGTCGCTATACATCTGCCGTACTAATGATACGGTAGGTACAATTACCAGAGTCTTCTCGTTGTAGAACTTGGACAGTAGATAGATGATCAGAGACTTACCAGATCCAGTGGGTGATAGAATCATCGATCTATTATTACGAACACAATGTGTAAATGCTTCAAGCTGATACTTGCGTGGTTCGAATGGTAAGTTTATCTCGCCCGAGAACTCTGCTGCTTCTTGGAATGAAAACTCTTCCTGTAGTTCTAGGTTAGAGTCAAATTCAATATCATAGTCTCTCTCATCGCAAAAGGTTCTGATGTACGGCAGGAGACCCACGTACATTGTATTGTTGCGTGAGTTTAGCAATCGTATCTTCCCATCCCACTGGCGGCGTTTCACGCTTGGCATGAACTTGGCGCCTGGAACCTCGAAGGTGAAGAAGTTGGAAAGCTCATGCAGAGCTCCCCTATCTTCACTTTCTATCTTGAGGAAAGTTTCATTTATCTTTGTTACTAACAAAACGACCCTGTACATCTTTGACAATATTCCTCTGCTTACCGCAATTGTCAAAGTGCCATCTTTTCATATTACCAACGTTACCTTGTTTCTCACAATGAGGACACTTTATAATAGTCTTATTTAATTTCGTGGTACTATCTGTCCTGTGGGGGGGTGACCAAGACCCAACATAAATCTCTTTCTGCGAGACATTGGTTGTCCTCCATCTTTCCCAGTAGTCCTTTCTTCTCTGAGAAATAATTGGTGCCTTTTTACCCTTGTAGTGGGGTAGGTGACCTTTTTTGAATGAGGTGCGGGTGGGAGGTATAATATTCGTTTTTTCAAATTCAAACAATTCATCAGGGATTTCAACAGACTCAATACCAAGTACTTCGGACAGCTTATACATATTCATGCTGGTGACTCCTATACAGTTACTAGAGGCTTGGAGATTGCAGTCTCGCGAAGCCACTATTATTTATCTATACGCCGAACTGGGTGAGTTTCCTCCAGTTGATCGCTGCATTAATATGGAAGCCTCTATTGTTTATACTTTTCATAATATCTTCCAATAACGAAACAACTTGCTCCTGATACACCATGCGTGTAACAAGATCAACCATCTCCTGATCACCCTCAATATATTGAGACACGTCTGCCTTGAGAACATGCTTCTCCCAGGGATCGCGTCCAATGTTTTGAAGGTCTTCTGGATTATTCAATTCACCACGATAATATTCACTCAACACTTTGTTAAGCGACTTATACTGAATCTTATACTTTTTGAGTCTGAGCTTTTGCTCATAGAAGAGTTTTAGATACTTGCCGTGTAGTACGGGCACATTGAGTGACTCTGTATCCAAATCAACATCATCTATCCTGGCATCTTGCTGCCACATTTCAATCACTTGTTCTATTTTCATAATTAAATCTTTTGAATAGTATACAATTTGTACCTGAACGTAACTGTAGCTTTTAGGTATTCGACATCGGTAAGTGTACTATCAAATGACAGGTCAGACAACGATATTGGGAACATATCTTCAAAAACAACTCTCATATTTGCATTATGGTGGCTAGAAAGTACCATCAAAGTTCCGTCACTAAACACTGCTGTTGCATCTGATCTACCAATAGAGTTCTGTCTAACTAGATTACCATATTGATCAAATGTTTCAGGGAACCCTAACCCTCTTAGCCAGTCATGAATCTCAAGATAGTTACGCATATCTTCATCTACCATAAAGGTAATGTCGAGAGGCTCAAAGGACAACTTTGTACCTGGTGTTGGTAGCTTGACAAACGGATCTTCGAGATCGAACTGACCGAGAGTCAGTGTAGGAAGACGTACATTCTGTACAAAGTAGTTTGTGTTGGGAGTACGCTCAAGTACAAATCGAAACCCGAGCGGTGATAGGTAATTTGGGTTATCTGGTTGTTTATCTGTTGCTGGCATACTGTCACCTGTTGACTAATAATTGTCAGCCTGTATAATTGCGGTGTAGCCGCACCAATAGGACTTACTATACTATTTATGCAGACAAAAAAAGGGAGGCCGAAGCCTCCCTCAAAAAACGCCCTTACGGGTCTTTTTATTACATCAGGTTCGTTACTGCAACAAGGCGGTAGTATACGTTCTTGTTGTTGAAGCTGATTGTACCATTGCCGGCTGTAGAGCCTTGAGCAAATGGGTTAGCAACCATACCGTAACGAGTCTTGAAGCCGATCTTAGGCTGGAATGTGTCTTCGCCAACCGCACGAACCATTTGCAGCGGTACGTATGGGCAGTAGAAGATACCAGCGTCGAACGCGCTAGAGCCTTTGTAGCCAAGCGTGTAGTACTGGTTACCAGCAGCAGATGCGAAGTATGGATCGATGTAAACTCGGATTCGACCATTCAATACACCAGCAAATGTGTTACCAGTGTCATCCACGTTCAAGTTAGCAGACAGGGCAGGAGTGTAATCAAGAACACCGGCCATCTGAAGAGCAGAAGCTACGTCAGAAGAACAGATCATGATGTTACCCTTACCACGACGAGTGTCTTTGGCAATTGCGTTTGCGTCACGCTCGATCTGGAAGATCAGACCCTTGAATCGCTCAACAGACCAACGGCCGTTTGAGTCAACATCCAAGTTAAATGTTCCAGCGCTTGCAACGTTCTCTTGTGCACCAGCAGAAGCTGTGTAGTTGATAGTACGAACAACTTCGCGGTTGATTTCAGCGAGAATCTCAGCAGACAAGATGTTTGAAAGCTCAGTCTCAGCGTCGAGGCCGTGGATTGCTTTCAGGTCTTGTGCCAGTTCCATTGTGTACTCAGCTTTCAGAGCACGTGAAACTGCTGTAACGGCTACTTTCTCAATTGAGAACGCCATCTCGTTGAATCGGTTGTTGTCGGCATCACCCAAAGCTTCGGCTGAAGTTGTTGGCATACCAGTTTCAACTGAATAGGTGTTGCCTACTGCGCGAGTAGTTGGATCAGTACCAGCCTGACCTGTTCCTGGGTTACCTTCGCCATCGATAACAGCTTTAGAAGCAGTGTTACCAGAAGCAGAAGCAGAGAACGAGGAATCAGCTTCGCCGTACAGAGCCTCAGCACCACCTTGGCTAGAGTAACGAGCGCGCATTGCAAAGATCAGTCCGGTTGGACCAGTCATTGGCTGCACACCACATACGTCATACGCAATGAGGTTTGGCATAGATCGTCGTACCAATGAAATCAGTACTGGATCAAAAAGGTCTACGTTACCAGCAGGTGAAGTAGCAGGAGCGGAAGAACCACCCATAGCGTTAGTAGGAGAAGCTTCTCCCAACAACGAAGGCATCTGGTATCCACCAGAACCCATTGCTGACTCACGAGCTGATCGCTCTTGGTTTTCTAAAAGTTGCGCAGTTACAGCACGACGATGATTATCTTTGATATCACCAAGATCGTTATGATCGAGTACTGGCTGCCACTTCTCGATAAGTTGTTCAGATAACATGATAGTCTCCTTCTAAATCTATCTAAAGTTATTTATAATATTACTTCTTTATGGATCTTGAAATGGCATTTACATAACCGGCCATCTCGGATGGTATAGTCTTCTCAGACGTCTCCTCCGCGAGAGGCTCATCGTCGTCCAACTGATATGATGATGTTACTTCTTCGCCCTTACCAAAGTAACTTTCTTTAACAATGTGTAGCTTGTTAGTAAAAGTCTCTTCGTCACTAAAATCAATTCCTTCTGCTAAGGTTTCAAATTTAGCCTTTTGAGTATCTGTCAGGCCATTGCTTACAGACTCAATTAATTGGCTTCGGTCGTATTGTGCAACAACACCACGAAGCTCAACATTCTTTTCGATTTGCTCGTTCAACTTAGACTCGAGTTCTTCAGTCTTAGCAGCAAGCTCTTCAACTACGTCAACTTTCTCATCAGGAATCTCTACGTAGTGATCTTCGAACAAACCTTTGAGACCCTTCAAGAAATCTTCGACCATCTCAGCTTTGAGGCCTTGCTCTACAGCAAGACGATTCTCTTCCATCCACTGCTCAACAACATAGTCGAGGTACTGGTCAAGATTCTCGGTCATCTCTTTACGTACAGTTTCAATCTCTTCGGAAAGCTCTGCTTCAAAGTTAACTGAAATCTTCTCAAGCTGCTCATTTACCTTAGCAACAACAGCTGCTTCGAAAATGGTAGTAGCTTTCTCTTTGAATTCTACGTTAAGGTCTTCAGCACCTTCGAACATAGCAGATACGTCTTCTGATACAGAAACGTCTTCTGATGTGATCTTTGGAAGGTCGCGAGCACTGTGTACTTCTTCGATAGTCTCTTCATCGAAGTCGACATCTTCCATCTTCATACCGGCCATCATCTTGCCGTAAGATGCCTTGAGTTGCTTTGTAGGCATCTCATTCATTTTAGACATCATAGCATTGATCATACCAGCTTTGGTACCAGGTACTTTAACAGCAGTAGGAGAATCTTGTGGATCGTCCTCTACTTTCTTGTCGCCCTTACGTGGCTTAGCCTTTACAGATGTAGGCTCAGGTACTTCGGAAGGATCGCCCATTGACGCTTTGAACTCGTCAAGTT